CGACAGCGGGGTTTTTTTTTACAACTGCCCGCCCGTCTGGTTTTCGTATTTCAGGTTGAACGCGATAATCTCGCAGGGCGCGTTCGTGTTCCTGGCTGACTGCATCGCAATAATGCCGCCTGCGTCATAGGCCAGCGACGTGTCATCATCGACGCCCAGATCAATGTAAAGGGTCGCGTTAGGTGCCACTCGCATCCGCACGGCACCGCAGTAGCCAATGCCGGTCACACTGGTCCAGCTATCGCGCGTCTGCACCGCTTCCGACCACACCGCGACATCCCAAAGGCCCGTATCCCATCGACCGCCCGTCGTCGTAATTGTGGTTGGGACAGCCGTAGGAACCTTTTCTTTGAAGTCCGTGACAATTTCGACTGCTGGGGCAAGGTCAGCACCAATCCGCAGCACCGGCTGAAGCATCTCGAACTTCTTCAAGCTGCCGCGCGACCCAAAATAGTTGAAGGCCGTCTTGATGTCGCCAACGATGCCGGTCGTATTGTCCGCAAATCCGGTGTCCCACAGACAGACAGAATCCGCCGCGCCAAAATACATCTGGTCATTGGCCACAGCCCAGCAGAAAGCATTGATGCCCGTGAACCGGCACCATGCGCCCGTCTGGACGTTCTGCACATATTGCTCCGACCGCGTGAGATTGGCTGTCGGGACATTAAAGATTGCCAGCGTCCCCTTGGGATACAGCGCCCCTTCCCATCCAAAGTTGCCGCGATAACGGGTCGTGGCTTGCTGGAAAGCGTTCTGGATTTTCTGCGTCAGCGCCACAAGGTTCTCTTGTGCGCGGTCCAGTTTCAGTGCCTGAGAAAGCGGAACGACACCGTTGGTCGTAAGCACCACCAGGTCGGAACCATATTTGATAAGCGACCGACGCGACAACGGCAGGCCGATGTCATAGACGCCAACCAATGCCCAGTTGTTTGCATCCGAAGGGTCGAGGCCCTGATACACAGCCACTTGGCCTTGCGTCGTAACCCATACCGCCAGATCATCAGCGCCAGACCCACCGTCTAGCGTCCATGTCGATTGGCAAAGGATTGCCCCGCCCTTGTCGAAAATCGGGCCAAGGTCGAGAAGGTTTGCCGTCCCTTGAATGGCAAACGGCTCAAGGAACCAAACGCGCAGGCTATCTTCCTGCACAAAGAACAAGCGGCCCTTGTGGTCCATCACGTCAACCAACGTGCGCGGGTCCAGCGTAATCACCCCAGCCGAGCCGGTGATAGCCGTCGAGGCAAACGTAGAGCCGTCGTAATAGATCGGGTCAACGGAACCGTTCGCCGCAATCATAAACGTGCCAGCGTCGTTGGCGAAGTTAATCCATTGCCAACGCGCATTGCCGGTGCCGGAAAACACCTCAACCGGCGCATCGTTCTGATTGCTCACGTCATAGATTGAGCCACCAGCCGCTGCGAAAATCTCATCAGGCACAACCGCCGTGCCACCGCGCCACACCATCAGTGATTCAGTCGGGAGAGGCAGACCCTCTTGCCAAGGCACATAACCCTTACGCAGTTCAACATAGCCAGCGCGGGGAATGAAGTTGTCCAGAATGACCGCGTTCTCGGCAGGCATATTGGCCAGCGGGGATTGAGCATCCCATCCTCCCACGGGGGCAGGCACAGCGCGTCCGATAGACACTCGCTGCTGAGACAACGCCCGCAAAGGCTGGCGACCGTATCTAGCCGGTTGTCTCATAACGCCACCCATGCCCCTGAACGGTTCTGATAGCCCTGCGAGCCAATATAGAACAACCGACCGTCTGGGCTATCCGCAGCGGCAGGCAGGGCTGAACCATAGCCCGGCGCATACACGGCAAGCAGAGAGTTAATCTTCTTGCGCTGCGTCTCTTGGTTTTTCGTGTCAGAAATGGTGACGAACAGAATCATCCGGGCCAGTTTCCTTCCTGGATGTTCGTTGACCAGCCGTAGTAGTTGCCGCCCGTGCTGTCGATTACGCCGTTACCGCCATCACGCGCCATGCGCTGATTGCGCTCGCCCTGATAGGTGCGGAAGTCCTCCGCGTAATCCAGACCCTTAGACTTCAGAAAGCGCCACCGAAGGCCAAGCGGGAACAGCTTGTCATCCAGATAGGTCGTGTCTGTGTCAGCGAGGAATGACGATTGCGCCGAACCCGCAGCCGATTTGGCCCAGTTCGTCGTGATGTATTCATACGCAATGGTCTGGCCGACATCCGGCGTCGGGGTGACCAGAAACTGACCGTCCCGCTCAATAAACGCCAGAAACACCCTGTTCAGTTGCGGCTGCGCTTGGATAGCCTGCCACTCTTGCGGGGTAATCGGGCCGTAAATGTAGCGCATCGTCGTTCTGTTGAAGAACGAGTTGGCAATGAAATGGTCCAGATCAGACGGGATTGCACTCGACTGAACCGCGCTCGCCACCGTATTAAACAGGTGCTGACGCCGCATCACCTGCCAATCGTAAGTGCCTGACAGTTCGTCGCCTTCTTCATTGGCCAGCGCGTAGAGTTGCTGGACCTGTGCGTCAGTCGAGTTGACGACTTCCGTAGGGACGGGAATGGACAAAAGGCGGCAGGCCCTTTGAACAATCTGAAGAAGGGTCATTGCCATTGGTGCGGGGATGGTTTCATGTTCCGCCACAACGTCCGTTTGGTCGTCGCTGACAGGCTGGGCTACACCGCCGGGACCATCCACCCCGTCGTGATCAAACGCTTCAATCGGCGCGTTATTGAACGCCGTCTTGAGATACATATCATATTCTGCGCCGTGCGCCGCCTTGTCCGCGTCAGTCGCAACACGCGGGCCAATCACCGACGACGAATCCGCCTGAAAGCGGAACATCAGGAACTTGCCTTCCTTAAAGAAGGTCGCACCTGGCTTATACATCACGTCACGTTCTAGGCCGCTCATGCCGCTTCCTTCTCTGTTTTAGCCTCTAGCGCAAGCGCCAGTTTTTCCTCAAGTTCACGAATGCGCTGGGTCAGTTCCGCCAACGGCTTCTCAGCCTCGGTTTGCTCAATGAACCGCTGCGCCTTAGCGCGAAGGGCTTGACCACCCATCGGGACACATTTGGCAAGCTGGGCATCAGACAGGCCCGCCAGAGCCTCTACCGTGCGGATATGGACGCTGTTAAGCTCAATAACCTGACTGCGGCCTACGCCTGCCCATTCCTCTAGCGGTGTTCCGCTTTCAGGGGCTTCCATGTTGGCTTTAAATGCAGCGTATTTAGTGGGCCAGCGTTCGCGGTGTTCGTCCTTCACGGCCACATCGACGATGTTCTTGTTATCGCCCGGAACAATGAGTTCCACATACTCAACGTCAGCCCAGACCTCGCGGCCTTCCTTTTCGGAGAGAAAGTTGTTGCGAACCGGCTTGATATGAAAACGCGGGATAATCCGGTCCCGTCCGTCTGGCGCTACATAATCCATCTATGTCCTCCGATACACAGTGTCATTTCCAATCCGCATAACGCTCGAATAGCCCGGCAGATCGGCTTTCGGGCCAAGTCCTTTTTCTTCGAGGACTATGATAGGCGAAAACTTCTCGATTGTCGCTAGTGCGCCCTTAATGGCGTCAGCCTCAGCCCCTTCGATGTCCAGCCAGATCAAATCGCACTGGTCGAGGTTCAGGCTATCAATGGTTTGCACGGGGACAACCGTTCCCGGCAACGTCTTGTGCGAACCGCAGTTGTCCGTGTCGATACGCTGAACCGCACACCAGCCAGGTTCCGCCCCTAGCGCCCCAAAATACACACGGGCTTCGTCATGGGCGACGTTCTTGTGTAGGCATTCGAAATTGTCTTCATCCGGCTCAAAGGTGATGACCTCGTCAAACACCTTAGACAATGCCAGCGGATACACCCCGACATTGCCACCGGCTTGAACACAGACCCGCTTTTCAGCCACCAACGGCAGAACGACAGGCATGGCAGCGGCACACTCGTCAATCACCACCGCACGGCAGCAAACGTCAAAATCAGGCCACCAAAGGCCGTCGATTAGTTTCATTTTGCACAACCCTTCTCATCATACAGGTGCTGTTGAGCATCCACCGGATGATAGAAGTCCGGCTCATCCAATAGCAAAAGCGCCCGGTCGGCATCCGTCAGCCGCTCAGGATACCATTTGAGCGTTGCCCACGCCTTGCGCCGGTCGTTGTCGTTGCGTTCGTGATACTGACTGCTCATCGGCGCGTGTTCACAAAGATGCCGACGACTAGCAGCCACAAAAGCCAAACAGCGAGAAGACCAATAACGAGGGTCATGCGAGTAACCTCCCCATGTCGGGGATTAGCCCCTTGCCATGCGTCACCACCTTAACGCCTCGGTCACGCAAGTATAAAAACTGCTGTTGCCATTCCATTGCCTGCCTGATCATCCAGCGAGCGCAAGTGTAGGTCTTATCACCCAGCACAACCTCCATTGTCGCCTCACCGTCGTTCAGGCTTTGCGAATAGGCATGGTGAGCGCCCTCGGCATACGAACTGTCGAAACCATAAAGGTGGATTTTCTTATATCCCGACAGCCACGCCAGATTGATAGCTCGCAAGCCTACAGTCCCGCCACCAGGCACTAGAACGCACGGTTTCTGGTTTGGGCCTTCGTCAAACCACGGTTTGATGATGTCCATAAGTTCTTCACCGGAACCCATCGCATTGTGCCACAGAACAACATCATGCCCCGAAAGCGCATCAAACACGCACGGATGAACCTGTGACGCGAGAAAATAACGCACGGACATTGGCGCATCCTCGACCATGTGCAGATTTTCTTCCCGCGCATCCAGCATGACGTGACCGTCTGGCGTCAGGCCGTTCTTGATCAAATACCGCAGCGCATTGTTGACGCTGATAATCTTGGCCCCGCGTCTGCGATGATCCTTGATCGATTGCACACTGTCCGAAAGCGAGGGACCGCCGCCGACAATCACACAGGCTTTGTCTTGGTCGCCAAAGCCGGAGAACCACGGCAAATCCCGCTGCGCGTTCGCCCGCACATTGGCATAGGCGAAATCATGCGTGACGTTCATGCCCTTCAGTTCTGGCATGGCCGTATATCCGCCGACCTTCCAAACACCAGGAACCCAGCCCTCAGTCACTTCATGCGGCTTTGGCTCACCGTGGAAGATAACCGCCTTAGCCGTCTCAGGGGGCCATGACACTGCGTTGCGATAAGAAACGAACATATCAGCGGGGAACGTATCCCATGCGCTGACTTGGCTAATCCACTCTTGGTCCCCGCCATTGACCTGACCAGCGGGGAGAAGGCCCTTGAGGCTTTCCGTAGGCCGGTCAATTACGTCTGGCGTAAAACGGTCCCAGATGTCCGCGTGTTCGCCATGACGCCAGCGCATCACAGACGAGTTGTAGCAAGGCCAGTGCCAGTCCTTGATGATGCCGTGTTGCAGTTCCTCAAGCCTGCCGGTCACGCACACGTCGAGGTCCATATACAGAACCTCGGCGCCCTGCTCCCAAGGCATGACGTGGGAGAACAGAAAGACCTTAGCCCACCAGCCCGGCAGATCGGGATTGTGCGGGATAGCCGTGATGCCTTCAGGAAGGCTGTCAGGGTCGTCCGTCAGGCACCAGTGGCGCTGTTCTTCGTCCAGATGGCGGGCAATGCCGTCATGAAGGCGGGTAACATACTCAACGGGGTATTTGGTGCCAACGCGGACACTGACGACGTTAATCACGCATCCTCCAATGCAAAACAGCCGCAGGGACGAACCCCACGGCTGTTAAGCTACCACCTAACCCCAGTGGAGGCTAGGGAAGGCGAAA